TCCAACACGAAAACAACGAATTGACCCACTAATATTCTAACTGTTTTTGTGTATGCCTGTAATTCTATTTTAAAGAATTCTTGAATTATAGGTTGAATTGATAAAGAAATAAAACTCAATGTCTGTCTGGGACGAGCCGAGCTATGACACGGATGCCGTGTGTGCTCTTCTCAAGATGATAACCATGGCTGATTTGGAGCATCCTGTGGTCACTGCAGCAGCACAAGTCAGAATCCCAGATGACGTCTTAATTAAGGATCAGATACCTGCTGGCATATTGTCTGATGTGTTCAGAGATCACCCGAGATACGCTAAGATCATTGAGCCTGAAGCGTTCAGAAAGAAGGTTGGGAATATCTATGAGACACTAGAATACTTCAAAGATACCGACCTCAAGTTCGGGCTTAATGCGTGTTACATACTCGTCAATGAAGCTTACGAGGGTAACATGAAGTGGCCAAAAGAGCTAAAGGAAAGATGGAGGACTCAATTCACCAAGCGTATGTATCACACATCAACATATCCTTGCTACATATCAAAGAGGGATTCACTACAGCTCATGGATCAAATTGACAAAGAAGGGACATACTGGAAACACATGTTGAAATACGAGAATTTTGCAGAAGGTTTCAACCACATTTTGTACGTTAATAAAGCTCAAAGTTATGCTAAACTCATCCGCATGGCAGAAATTGCAGGAGACCCAATGCCAGCATGTCCAACAAGTCTGCTAGATTTTGGAACAGGATGGAAAGTATTCAGAGTAGGATCGATGGCGATTCTGGAACATAGTACATACGCAAAAAGGCGAGCATTCTTTCTTACTCAGAAGGACATCAGACGCATAACACAAATGTTCTATAGTATGTCTGACATGGAGCTCTATTTTGGGGTTTATGATAGACAGGACTCAACGAGATCACTCTATCCGGCCTATAGGAGAGTCTTAAAGATCTTGATGCACGCCCTTGGTAAAGAACACAGATGGAATGAAATAGCAAGGGCTGCTGATGTTGCTGCTGGTTTTCTTCTTGCACACATAGCAAATGACATATGGGACAAATCCATATTAGAACACGAGAAGAAAATACAGAGGGAAAACCTAGACGATGTGCTAGACATAAAGAAGTTGCTGTCTGAGTTCACAAGAGTTCCATTAGCAGAAGGGATTGAGCTGTCTAAGGTGTATAAGTTCTTGCCTTGTCCAGATTTCAACATATTCGACTCTGTCATTGCTCAAAGGGACAAACATTCTGAAGTGAATGCATTTGCCGAAGAAGAGATCGAAGGCGTCAGTGTTGAAGACTTCAAGTTGTATGCGAGGTACCAGCTTATCAGAACATTTCATGCCGTACATGGAATTATGCCAGGATCAATCAGAAAGGATGCACCAAATAGACCTTGGATGGAAAAGTATCCGCACATTTTGCCTTCTGAAATGGGATACAAAGATTCTGAATTGATAGACATCGCAGGAAGGTTTCGATACGACGCATATACGAACTTGGAGAATCCAACACTCAAAGACAGGACTCTAGCACCAGATCGAGTAAACCATCTAAAAGATGAAACGGATTTAATCGCAGTAGGAGAAGAGAGACGTAACTACTTGCTGTCATACCTAGCAAACCCAAGTCCACCTGTTCCGGAAGATGTGCGACAAGATCTAACTGAAGGAAGCAATAGGTTCGATCTCACTCATCTGATAGCGTTTAAGCCTGAATCAAAGAAACCCATTCCACGGAACTTTTACATGGCAAATTATCCTGTTCGCGTTGCCCTTTCCGAGTTCGAAGAGAATCTTGCGTACTACTTGAAAAAGAAGGCCGGTAGCTTCTCAGGTATAGGAGCAACTGAAGCTTGGAACAAGATGAACGACCTTTGTGGAGATGAACTAGAGCATGCTAGAAATGAATACGTGACTATCTCTTTTGACATCGCAGGGTGGTCACCAAGGCAAAATCCAAGGTTGAGGAAAATAGGCTTAGAAAAGTGGGCTGAAGCATTTGGGGTACCAGACATTATGAGTCTAGACAAGATCTTTTCTAATGGAAAGGTTTCGTACATTAAGAAGGGCTTTCATATGCAATATGGACTCAAAGGGAATGACTTAGAAGGTTTTCTTGGACGGTTGAATACGGATCTACATATCGATATTATGGGCTATGCAATCCGAAAACTAAGGGAAAAGAACGTTTTAGGAAGAGGTGCCAAGCTTGCTGTGCTTATTGATGACGGAGCATGTGCCATTCAGTTCCCAAGAGAAACAGCAAAAGATATGATCGTAGAGGGGCTAAATTTCATAGAGAAAGTTTATCGCTATTTCGGATTGGAAATTTCATGGGATAAGACTTATGCGTCCAAGAAGTTCTACATCTTTCTCAACGAGTTATTTTATGAGGGAATACGTATCACACCTGGAATTAAGGCATTTCTAAGGATACGAGATACAGGAGATACAGGTGTGGGATGTTTTCTCAGACAGAGCAATAAGGTTGGTGCGATGGTTCAAGGTGCGGTTCGTGCTGGTACTCCCATACATTTAGCATACTTTAAATACTGTTGGGAAATGGGTAGATTAATCGGAAAATGGAAGGGGTCGATTCAAATGAATGCTGATGAGGCTGTTCTTTTAGCTTTCACACCAATCAGTTATGGAGGATTAGGCGTGTACACACACATGAGTTTCCTAGGTAATGTCGAAGATGAAGCAACAGGGGCGGCACTAGGGCATATCAAGTCAATTGCACATCATGACAAGCTATTTTGTGAACACATAAACAAGATGATTAACAGAGACATTGCTGTACGCAGACCATTGGATTTGCTCAGAGCACCGACGTCGTACAGCATCTCTGATCCCACTTTGACAGATACAAAAGAGATACACCATGCAGAGAAGGCACTCCGTCTCAAAGCCAAAAACTTTGTTGTGCTCGATGCATTAAGTGTGACTACAGAGGATCTGGAAAAATGGGTTGTTGATACAGTTTCTGAATGGTCTGGTCTACGTCTAGAAACACTTGAAATGATGTACAATGCATGTCCTCTTGCCTTTGTCGATGGTATCCTCTCGAAGTTTAAGCGAGCTCGTACGGTGTTGGCGCTTTTAGGTTGGAAGAAAGGTGTAGTTCTTTACAAAGCATATCAAAGGGAATTTAAAGACGTGGTTGCGGCGACGTTGTCAGCTATGAAGTAAGTGGTCCTATGAAGGTGTTGCTGTGTTTTTGCTCCAAGGCGAACATTGAGTTGAAGCTCTGTGCTCCAGAAAATTGGCTTAGTCATGCACATCGTTAGATTCGTGTTTTCCCTGGTTCTTTTCACAAGCTTACACCTGTTAATTAAAAACCTCAAAATGAGAAAGGAAGCAGAAAAGTTTAAAA